ATCTGTTGGTGTTGCTTGTGTATTACTATTAGTACCACCACTTACTAATGGGTGGTTAACAACCGCGGCTGCAGCGTTAGTACCAAATAATGATACGTTATCGCCACCTAAGAAAGCACCGTTAAAGCCATTGTTTAAAACATTAGCTGCACGAACTTGCTTAGTATTTGCCATTGAACGAGCAAGAGCTTTAGTATAACGAGCTGAAAGACTATCATATAGATTATCTTCAACCGCTTCTTCAGTTAAACTGAATCCTAAAGCAATTGTTACGTGGTTATATCTAGCTGTAAAAGCTTCTTGTGCGTTATCATACGCAATAGCTGCTCCCTCATTTTTCAGAGGTGCGGCTGCAAAACCAGCTAGTTTTGTTTCTTCTTCAAAAGAACGGTCTGAAGATTCAGTTTCGTAAATCTCTTTATGTTCTTCTCCATAACGCTCATATTCTAAACCGAATAAAGCATTAAGTCCTGGTAATAGCTCCTTAAGGAGCTGGGCTCTTGAAATCGCCATATCATATTCTCCTTAATTAGATTCCAGTTGCGTTAGTGTAAGAGTGCATACCTGGATTGAATTTAATCAATAAGTCGGTAAATGCATCACCTACAGTGGATTTTGGACCATCTACAAAATCAACAATACGGAAAGCAAAAGTGTTTGTCGTAGCTGTTGTGGCGGTCACTGCAGAATTAGAATTACCTGTAGTAGTGTCGCCTGTAGTTGTAGACTGCGCTGCCGCTAAGTGAGTGTTCTGACCTAAGTCAGCTTGTGTCACTGAGCCGTCCGCTTGTGCTTGAAAGACTACATCTGGGTCGTCAATAACATATGCTTGAATATCGTCAGCAACTGTTCCTGTTGGGAAACTTTGCCTAAATACTACTGTACCGAGACTAGGGTCTGTGTAAGTACAACCTACAAAAACACCAATTGTACCAGCTGGGAATGATGCGGCTGCTCCGCCACCTCCATTACCTGTCACTGTAACAACTTCAATAGTTCCGGCGGCTGCTATTTTAACAATAGAGCCATTATATATGTTAGTTCCAAATCCAGAAGCAATCGGTAATAGACGTGTAGAACCCGCGTACGGAGTACCGCCTATATGGTTTACTGCTTTAAGCCCATAGGGCGTAGCTGTAGTTGCCATGATTGTTTCTCCTATTTATTTTTTCCCCTTTCCAAAACTTCGACCATTTTCTTGACCTTCAGCAAATTTAGGCATACGTGGGTCGTTTTGATTCATGTATGACGCATCTACTGCTTCAGTCTGAGCACGGGTTTTTTCATTAATATGTGCTGCTCTTTGGTCCATCATTTCTTGAGGAGCTTTACAAAGTAATAGACCTCCAATTTCTATGCCTTCTTTAAATTGGCTATTGGGGTCTGCCTGTATTATGACTTCTGGGTGTTCCGAATGCTTCACCGGTTCCCAGCCTTCACGCATTTTTGAAGAGACGTTCATGTTATCAGGTTCATTAAGTAAAGAAACTCTTATCCAACGATACGCCCATCCCGGTTGTTGTTTGAACTCCGGAAGAAGTGAGGCAGGTTGCCATTTTTTCGCTTCGTCTTGTCTTACTTCTGTTTCTCTTGATTCTCTTTTTACCTTATCCATTTGCGTTCTCCAATTTAATCATTTCTCGTGCATATTGCTCCGGTGTTAACTTAAGCTTTTTAGCAAAAGCAACTTGTGTCTTACTTAGGCGTACTTTCTTTGGCGCAGTACTTCGCGTTGCCGGTGCAACTACATTAGAAGGTTTGCGTTGGGCGGGTTTATCCGATTCCAACGAATTATCCCCAAAGTTCTCAGGGAATCGTTTCTGCATCGTTTCATCTATACGACGGTAGTATGCGTCAGAAGTGGGGTCAATTCCATTTCTAACTAATTTTTCATGTAGTCCTAAAGCTAATGAAGTCATTTCTTCATCTTTACCAAACCAAGTATTTTGTTCTTGCCAAGCTTGAGCTTTAGCATCTGGTTTAGGCATTGTAGAACGTACCTGTTGTTGATTAGACTCTACACTATTTTGTTCTGTTTGTGAAGGAGTATATTGAGGTTTGAGTCCTTTAGCTTGTGATAATTTCATCTGAGCTTCATTCATTTTAGCTTGCGCTTCAACTATGGCATCAGTCTCTCCACTTTCATAAGCTTCTCTATATTCTCGCTTAGCTAAATTAACCTCTGCTTCAGCAGACGATAGGACTGTTTTAATATAATCTTCTTCTCCAGTACTTAGAGTAGATTGTAATTTTTTATTTTGTTCCGCTACTTTTTGAGCATAAGCAATAGCTTCATCTTTTTCTCTTTGAGCTCTTTCTTTTTCACGCCTTTCGTCGTGTTGCATTTTTTTAAGTTGAGCAAATCTTTGTTTAACTCGGTCAGAGTATCCTTCAAGAGTATCTTCCTCTACCTCTTTTACAATATCTTCAGGTAGTGGTTCTTTGCCTCTATCTTCAGGTGGAGTATCATCTTCTTCTTCAATTTCTAACTCCGCGTCTGCTTTTTTAGGTTGTTCTACTCGCTCTACATCTGCAGTAGACTTTTCAGGTTTAGATTCTTTTTTATTTAAATCTACCTCAAGTTCTTCACCTTCTACTTCGTCGGGCATTTCATTAATTATTTCTGCCATGCTATTCTCCTATGCGCGCTCGTAGCCACGTGGGTCATCCACTACAGCTTCAACCGTGTCGTCGTTAATAATGCGGAATTCTTTTCCGTGAATTTTAATTCTAGTGCCTGCATAAGCACGAGTAATAACGAAGTCTCCTTCTTTACACCATGCTCCTGTCGGAAATCTAGCTTCATCTTGATAAGCTAAATCTCCTAGCTGCATAACAAATAAGACCACTGTTGAATGCTCTTGTATTTGCTTTACAGAATCTGATTTAATAAGACCACTTTCATACTTTTCATCTGCTTCAGGCACCATACATAAAATACGATAGCCTTTAACATCAGGTAGTTGTGTAGTAAGTTTAGCTAATGCTTCATCCTCACTTACTTTTTTACCATTAGTGGTAGTTGTGTTTTTGGGTTTTTTAATTGGCTTGCCACCAGCGTTTACTATAGTTTTATCTGGTGTAGCTAAAATATAATCGCTTTCGATATTAGGGTCTATACTCATTTCTTATCCCCTTTATCTATAGTAACTATATTATCTGTAGGGCTACTTTCAAAGTCTTCTTCTTCTTTTTTGTGCACTACCAGCATATCAGCAATCATCATTTGAACTGTATCAAATCCTCTAACCTGTCCACATGCATGTTGATAACCTCCAAGGTCTGCACCCCCTCTAGCCATGTCTTCCGTTACTTCGTTGCGTCTTTCTTTTATCTGGCTTGATAAAAGCATAAGCGTTTCTTTCTCTGCCATGTTAATCCTTTTTTTTAGTTAGTGTTATCCTCATCTTTAGTTTCTTCTATCTCGGTTTTGTCTTTTAACTTCTGCTCATGAGCAGCAGTCTCATCACGCATCCTAGATTCTTCTTGGCGCTGCATCATATCAGCTTGAGCTTTAGCTTGTTCAGCTCCTAATTTAGCGCCTTCTAATACTTCTTTTAAATCTATTTGTTTCTGTTCCATCTCTGCTTTAGCTCCAATCTGAGCTCCTTGCAATGCAGCATCTGCGTCGTGTTTAGCTTGTGCTAATGCAATATCTCTTTGATAATCTGATACTAATTTTTCTTGTTCAAATTTTAATTTAGCTTCTGCTAATAAACTATTTGCGTGCATACCTGTGATTTCAGCTTCAGTTTTCTTAGCTTTAGCTTGAGCTTCCATTTTCTTCAATTCTAGTTCAGCTTGTTGCATTTGAATAATAGGGTCTTGAGCTTGTTGCTGTTGTTTTTCTTTTTGAGCCTCAGCTATATTTTTCTGTAAAAGTTTTTCTGCTCCTGCTGCTGATAGTCTAGCTATTTCAGTCTCAATATCTTCAGGTAGAGTTTCACCAGGAGGTGGAAGTGGTACTCCTAGTTGTTCTTCTATTTTTAATCTATATAAGAATGCCATATGTTCTGCTATGTGAGCTTCTATTGCGTTTTGAATAGCAGTAGCTTTTACACTTTGACCTACCATTTTTCTCACTAAGGGGTCATTCATAAATGCTAAATGCACTTCGATATGAGCTTCGTGGTCTTGTTCTATAAATGCTTTCACAGGAGTGCCATTTAATATATTCATATTTTCAGATACAGGGTCAAGACGTTTAGCATCATCTTCATCTTTAATTAACTTATTAATATTCTTAACACCTAATACAGTTAACATCTGACGATTAAGTTCTTTTAAATCATATATAGTTGGGTTTTGTTGTGCCATTTGCATAACTGCTTGGTACTGAACAACTTTTTGTGCCATAGTTGCAGCATTAGGGTCAGCTACAGGTATAACATTTACTTTATCGTAGTCTTCTTGTTTAGCCCCTGGTGTTCCAGTTGATGGGTCATATACATAATTAGGGTCGGTATAATCTTTTATTAAAGTTTTAAGTAGACCAAACTCTTTTTTCATTGCATAATATATACGAGCATTAACAGCTGACATTACTTTGAGTGTTCGTTCTAGTATTGCAAGTGTAGAACCTACTGGAGAGTTAGACGACATGTCAGATACTTTCATATCTGCAGCAGAAGCAAAACGTCTACCTTCGTCAATAATTTTATCCATCAAAGCAGCAAGCACTTGGCTAGGCTCTTTGTAAGGTAATGGCATTAGGTTATCTCGTATAGTTCCAGACGGTGCATCTACATCACGCCATTCTGCTGGACCAATCGGTGTATCATCACCTTTAATACGTAAGCCTCTTGCTTTAAAACCACCTGGGAGATTTGATAATGTACCTGCGTCTACTAACTGTCTTAACAGCATTGTGCCTGATTTTGAAAATCCACCAATTAGGTGTATCAGACCAAAGCAATAAAAGCCAAATCCTGGAATATAACCATAGTGAACAAAATGTTCTCTACGTTTTTTCATACTGTCATCTTGATTCCAATTACGTCTAACAGCTAGAATCTCTGAAGTACCTTTATCTATAGTAACTATGTAAGGAAGTGCTATTCCTGTTTTTCTACTTCCGTCTTTGTCTTCATAACCTTCTAAGTCAAGGTTAACATTCATCTCTAGTATTTTATATCTGTCATCATTAGTAGCATCAAAACCCATTTGTTCTGCTATTTTTTTCTCTACTTCATCTAAGTCATAGCTAGGCTCGCCTAGTTCTACGTCTCGATAAAAACCAAGGTGTTGTAATGTGTGAAGTT